GATCTCATTTTTTAATTGACTTTGGTCATTTTGCTTTTTTGCCACTTTTTGCCGGCTAGAACGCTGGCGATCGCGATCGCGATCTCGATAATCAGTCGCCAATCCATTGGTTTGCTCCTTTGCTCGCGCTTCGTTGAGCGCTTTTATTTTGTTGTACTCGGTCTCTGAGAATGTTCGACCGGATTTACGATCGACAAAGAGACGCTCGTTTTCTTGCGGGATCACCTTATGAGTTACAGGATACGCATCGTCGATACTATAATCCTGAATCGACTCTAAAGTTTCTTGCTCCTGCCTGCGAAACTCCTCATAACGCTCTAAGCGCCGGCGCTCATCATCCGCCATCACTTTTGCAAGTAGAGGCGGAAGGCCAGGACGCTCGGGCGCTTTGAGTACAACAGGTTTCGGGTCAGAGCAAATTTTTCCGTTCGACAAACGAACAAAGCCTGGACCCGTGTATTTAGGGTCCTTGAACAACTCAAGAGCCATGCGTATCTCTTCATCGACTTGCTCTTGAGTTACAACGACACCACGTCGTTGTTTATACAAAGTCGCGAGATTTTTAGAACTTTTTTCCATTTTACAACACCTTTGCTGTGGCAAATTTGGCCACGAAACGTTTAGCAATCATATTGTGACGAACAAAACACAAAAGATGATCGGAATCCTGATCGGCAAATGGCTCTACTGAAACATCCTCAGCAGATACAAAAGCCGAATTAAGAGAAGGCTCTGAACCAAAATCGCGAGCGAAATGCCAATTTTTGAGGGTGTCTCTAAAGTCGCCTGCAATACGAGAGACACCTCGACGGTAAGAAGAATAGCGATCATTGTAACCAAACTCACCAGTAGGATCGGCAGAACCAAAATACACCTCCTGTTTTTCGATGGCTTCCTGACCAATATGTTCAAACTCTGGATTCCAATAATCGTCCTTCGTAACACGCAGCCAATGTTTTTCAATGGCGTTTGCGTAGACAGAGGTGGGACGCACTATCATGAGGGTATGAATAAAACCATGCTCCTCGTAATAGCGCTCCTGCGTCCCAGAACCCATAGGGAGAATGCCGTGACCGGCCATCTCACCAAGTGGAGTAGTACCGGCTTCCGAAGTCTGAAGCACTTCGGAAAATTGCATTGTCTCTTCGGTCAAGCCGTGCAATTGAACGCGCTGAAGAGTAGCGTCTGAATAACGAACACCCCAGGAGCGCAAAAGCTCGAAATACCGAGATCCCTCATTGTTGCGGTTTTCTTGAAAACGCTGAACTGACATCAAGGCGCGGAAGGCGAGAGCGGTAATACCAATGGCCTGAGTCAAATCAGCCCAAATATTGGGAAAACCAGCGTTGTCGGGATCTTGTTCGACATAATACCGACTATCATTAGACCCGGGATCAATAGCAGTATTGGAATCGTAGACAACAGTACCAGTACCGTCAGTTTCGCGAACGGTCTGATCAGTGGAGCTCCACGTAGTATTAAGTTTACCGATACCACGGACGGGAGCGCGAGTTCCAAGCGGGATGGTAATATCCGGACCCTTTTGAGGCTCGGGCCTAGCAGCATTAAAATAATCCTTGCGCCAACACGCATACCTCATCGCCGTTGAAGTTGTAGTATCCGAGCCGTTTCCGAGGCTGACAACGGCTTCGGTTTGGAGGTCGGGGTCGCGAAAGAGTTGGTTGACCGCTGTCTGGAAACCTCTAACTGGGATAGCTGAAACTTGGCGCGAGGCCACACCCGTAGGCACACCGAGATAATCCAAGAGAGTACCTTTGACCACGCCGGTTGAAACAGGCGTGGTGATATAAGGGCGAGCCGTCGCATCAGCACCATCGGGACCACCAGTAATAAATTTGTCAGCAAAATCAGTCCAAACCAAGCGAGTCGGCACGAAAATCTTGGCGATAAGGACACGCGTAGGATGCATGACCGGAGCCGTAAGAGGAGCCGATCTAATAAGTGTTGTAACGTTATGCTTAATGATGTCACCTGGTAATACCTCCGTTAACCCGATGGGGATAATCTGGCCCATCTTTCCAGTAAACTTAAATTCGTAACCTAGATCATGATTATGTCGTTTCATTTTTTACCTCTTTAATAAATTTTGGAACTCTATATTTTTTTGTTCTCTTTTTCATAAAACCCCTTTTCTTGATTTCATAATTTTTTGTCTCTTTTCAAAATTTTCTATTTTTTGGAATCGTTCTTCTTTTATTTTTTTGTATAATTCGCACGAGGTTTTGCCCTCTGCTTTTGCCTCCTCTCGCAACAACATTGTTTTTTCGTAATTTTCGAGTTTATATTTTGTGAGCGCTTGTTCACGTAGCGCATCGCCATAGCCTAACTCCTCTCTTAGTTTTTGACGAAGATATCGCCCGAGCGGCATTGATCGACCATCGGTATTGATCTGCATCGGTACATCTCCAGTTTGTTGAATTAATTGTTCCCCGTACTCTGACGATAACGCGATTGCAATTTCTGTCAAGCTATTTGCACCAATCCCTGGATTCCTGGACATATGACTTTTTTCGGCCTTTCGGCCTTTAAGCCAAGCCTGGACTTTTGGATCTTTGGGATTAGTCATTTTCTTCGTAACATAACCGGCGACGTAAGCGGCGGACTCGTATTCCAGGGTCGCGACATCGGTCGCGCCCCAACCCCACGTCTCTCGAATGAGTTTGCAAGTAAAGCAGCAACATTTTTTACGCAAGCGAACATCGGGATTAGGATCATCGCAACCGATGCCAAAAAGGGCCGAATGAAAGTGCGGTCGTTCATAAGTATCTCCATATTCTCCGACTCCAAAATAACGAACAGACTCCGGCGGGAGCCGGTCGCGGAGTCGTTTTATGAAAGCGGGAAAGTGAGCGTGGTCCAAAGACCAAGGCACGTAATTTTTTTTCTGACAAATTTGATCATCATAAGTGAGAGTAATGAAAGAATTGCGCGCGTGTACCTTTGATTCAAGCATCACGCGCGCAGTCCAAGTCCGCTTGCGGTTATAACGGCAGTGCATACACTGCCCACAACCGAACGGCAATCCTTTGCCGGTAAACGGCTTTTTACACATACTCATAAACGCACAAATCCTTTGCTATTTCCGCCGTTTCCGGCCCGAAATTTTTTTTTCTTTCGTCGTTTCATTTTTTCCCTCCTCTCTTCATATCTCGTTTTACACCTTCCAAAATTTCTGTTCGCCAATTCCAACGCGAATCATAAGGATGGCGACCGACCTTCCCACGGGCGGGCTGCCATTCCTGCTTAAGGACATTCCAGGACCAGTCATCTTTTTTGGGGTCATAACCAAATTGGCGAAGGCGCCAAAGGTCAGGTTTATCACCGCCAGTAAAGGGAGCTTGATTACGGCCATGCCATTTGGCCTGAGCGGGAAGATCATCCTCAGTCCGAGCCTTCATGTCGGTCGAATATTCTTTCGTGAGACCAGTCGAAGTACGAGACCAACCAATGTCATTAATAGCACCGGCTTCTTCCCACGGCCGTCCCGCAGTGGAGGCCGTGATTTCAGCCGGACGAACCTTGTACGCATCGCCTTGACCAAGCCATGCTTCATTAGACATGGGAGACGGTAAGGTGGGGGCAGTGGGTTTAGGGATAGAAGGATCAAGACCATCATTTTGAAGTTTGAGTCCACGGACCTGCTCAATTTTATAGGCCGTATCGAGTTTTCGTTCCTCCTCAGTGGGACCCATCATTTTTTGAGTGGCCATACCCATGCCGATTTCACCAAGCCGGTCAGCAAGACCCGGCTCCTGAGCATCGGTAAAAGATACGGGCGAAGGATTAAATGTTTGAGCACCAAGAGCAGCCAAAGGTGAAAGACCTGCGGCGCGGGCATCAGCGACCTTCATACGAATACCGTTAGCAGCGAGATCTTTTTGAAACTGAAATTGCTCGCGTGCAAAAGCCTCTTCGGAAGATTGACCGCCACCACCAAACAAATCGGTTCCCATATAATTATCCATCGCGTAAGTACCGAGTTTGTTAACCGGGAACACAGCTCCAAGAGCCTTGCCCGGTTGTTTGATTAATTTTTTTAAACTAAAACCCATTTTCAGGTCCCTCCCATAAACTACTTACATTTGATTTTGGATTTTGCAGAGAAGACGGGGGTTCTTTGTCCGTCTTTTCCTGCATGGCCTTTTGCAAAGATAACTTCGCGACGTGATCGTCGCTGAGAACACACAGATGTACGGTCTCGAGGACGAGACTTAATGACGGGGTAAACACTCTGATAGGGTGACTGCAAATTGTAATGTCGAGACCGGGAGCTAGATACACCCCGCACTCCGGACAACCGCGCCAAGGGGCGCCTGGATGGGTTAAAATAGACATTTTGTTGACTCCTTAAAATGGTTTTAGGTTGAGACAGGCTAGGTAATCCGAACGGCATTGACGCCTTGGGCAACCTACGGTTAGCGACTACGTCGCGCCTGGCTTGATGCCGGTTTTTTCGGTTACTTGATCGTCCCATTCGGTCCTCCGCCTGTCAGTTAGCACAGTGACTAACAAGGGAGTCACTGTGGGTTGCGCCCGGGAGGGTACTCCCGGGCGCTCTATTTTTAGGCCCTACTCATCTGTTCGTGAGGCAGCCAGATCGAGCATGTCCTTCATTTCGGACATGATCTCATTTTTTAATTGACTTTGGTCATTTTGCTTTTTTGCCACTTTTTGCCGGCTAGAACGCTGGCGATCGCGATCGCGATCTCGATAATCAGTCGCCAATCCATTGGTTTGCTCCTTT